CTTTAAAAAATTTATTATCAGGCAAACTGAAAAACGTAGTTGGTAGCATAGCCCCAACATTAGGATCTGCATTAGGCGGGCCTCTTGGTGGCATGGCTGGCAATGTCATTTCAGAAGTTCTTGGGGTTCCCAACGATCCAAAAGCCATTGAGCAAGCAATACAAAAAGCAACACCTGAGCAAATGTTACAGCTTAAAAAAGCTGAACAAGAATTCCAGGTTCAAATGAAAGAATTAGATGTAGATGTATTCGAGCTTGAAGTACAAGACAAACAAGATGCAAGAAAAAGTTTCAGCAGAGATTGGACAGCTAGAATTATGGGCACAGCTGTGGTCGGTGGATTTCTTGGCTACATATTCTTAGTCACATTACAACCGCCTGAACAAAATTCTGAAGCACTAATCAACCTTGTGCTTGGATATCTTGGAGGATTGGCGAGTGCGGTTATTTCGTTTTATTTCGGAGCTTCTAACAGTCCTGACAAGGAGTAAAAAAATGCATATTTCAGACGAGGGTTTGGAACTAATCAAGCACTTTGAAGGTTGCGAGCTTGAAGCCTATAAGTGTGCTGCTGGAGTTTGGACCATAGGTTATGGCCACACCAAAGACATTCAAGAAGGTGATAAATGGTCACAAGACAAAGCAGACTTTATGTTGTGGCGAGAATTAGAAGAAGAATATGAACAATATGTTCATGATTATGTTCATGTTCCTCTCAATCAAAGTCAATTTGATGCCTTGGTTTCCTGGACTTATAACTTAGGCCCAGCAAATTTAAAAGCATCAACCATGCTTAAAAAACTAAACAATGGCGAATACGAAGAAGTTCCAGCACAAATGGCTAGATGGAATAAAGCAACTGTAAACGGCAAAAGAACAGTTTTAGAAGGCCTAACCAGGAGAAGAAAAGCCGAGGGACAACTTTTTGAAGGCAAAGATTGGCGGCTGGTATAAATTAATATATACTTATTTTGAGAATGCAGGGCTGGTCTTTCCTCCTACTTCATCATCTACCTAAAATCCAGCCCACCTAAATATGTCCGAATTATCAATAAAAGACTTTGATCTACTTTCGGAACAAGAAAAAACCGAAGCCTTAGCTTTATTAGAAAGATACGATAAATTAGAGAAACAAGAATCTTGTAAAAAAGATTTTATGTCTTTTGTAAAACACATGTGGCCAGGATTTATCGAAGGCAGACATCACAAAATTGTTGCCGAAAAATTTAATAAAATTGCAACAGGTAAACTTAAACGATTAATTGTTTGCATGCCACCCAGGCATTCAAAATCAGAATTTGCATCTATATATTTACCCGCCTGGATGATAGGCCAAAAAGGTGAACTTAAAATTATTCAATCAACCCATACAGCTGAACTTGCTGTTAACTTTGGCCGTAAAGTTAGAAATTTAATGGACACCCCTGATTACAAGGTGGTTTTTCCTGATGTGTATTTATCAGCTGACAACAAATCAGCGGGCCGCTGGACAACCAATAAAGGCGGAGAAGCCTTTTATGCTGGTGTAGGTGGTGCGATTACAGGTCGTGGTGCAGATCTTTTAATCATTGACGATCCTCATTCCGAGCAAGATGCCCTTTCTCCAAAATCAATGGATTCAGCTTATGAGTGGTATACCTCAGGCCCAAGGCAGAGGTTACAACCTGGAGGAACCATTGTTGTGGTTATGACAAGGTGGACCACAAAAGACCTGGTAGGCAAATTACTTAAAAAACAAACGGATGATCACGCAGATCAATGGGAAATTGTAGAGTTTCCAGCCATTATGCCCGATTCAGAAGAACCGCTATGGCCCGAATTTTGGAAAAAAGAAGAACTTTTATCGGTTAAAGCATCATTACCAGCTGGTAAATGGAATGCACAATGGCAACAAAACCCAACAGCCGAAGAAGGATCTATTATCAAAAGAGAATGGTGGAATCGTTGGGAAGATGAAGATATACCACCAGTTTCATATGTCATTATGTCGATGGACACGGCTTACTCCAAAAAAGAAACCGCTGACTATTCGGCTATTACTACCTGGGGAATATTTGAACCTCAAGAAGGTGATGCAGAACAAATTATATTAATGGATGCAAAAAAATTCCGTGTCGACTTTCCTGATCTAAAAAGAATAGCCATGGAAGAATATAAGTATTGGAATCCTGATTGTGTGCTTATTGAGGCCAAAGCAACAGGAACTCCTCTTGCACATGAGCTTAGAAGAATGGGAATTCCCATCTCTGAATATTCTCCTTCCAGGGGCCAAGACAAAATAGCCAGGATGAATTCGGTTGCACCTATTTTTGAATCAGGCATGGTGTGGGCCCCTGAACGCAATTTTGCTGATGAGGTTATTGAAGAGATGGCCAGCTTCCCTTATGGAGATCACGATGATTTATCGGACTCTGCTACAATGGCTCTCATGCGATTTAGGCAAGGCGGCTTTGTATCTTTATACGAAGATTACGAAGATGAGGTACAATTAGCTAGAAGAAACAGGACAAATTATTACTAATGGAAAAAGGAACCGTTATACATATTACTATTGTCAATGACAAACATGAACGACACGGTGACGAAGGCATGCCCGTTGATGAGATGGAAAACGGTTGTCCTGTAGCCACACAAAACATTGACGTAAATTTAGAAAACCGACAAAAAGCCATAGAAGATTATGGTTACGGGCCATTAAATCCCTATAAAGTGGATCCCGAGTTTTGGCAAGATAAAGCTGATTTATGGGGAACATCCATGGAAAGAACCAAAGGATCCAGGTGTCTAAACTGTGCAGCTTTCAATCAGACCACAAAAATACTAGAATGTATCTCAGAGGGAATAGGAACTGAAGGCTTTGACGATCCATATGATGTTATCGAAGCTGGTGATTTAGGTTATTGTCAGTTCTTAAAGTTCAAATGTGCAAGCAAAAGAACATGTGATGCTTGGGTAGGAGGCGGTCCCATTACAGATGAAAAAATGGAAATAGATTAATATGGCAGTTGAAAAGAGAGCAGGCACCGAGCAAGATCCAAACGTACAAAACCTTACAAAAGAAGTAACTGTACCAGTCGATAAATCAAGAGAAGAACAAATTGAAGAAGCGGCTCAAATCTTGGTTGATGAAGAAGAAATTTTAATTGATGATGAGATAGATCAAGTTGCTCCCGAGCCTGACTTTGATGCAAACCTGGTTGATTTTGTAAGCGATGATGCTTTAGAAAGTCTTTCAGGAGATTTATTACAATCCATACATTCAGACAAAGAATCCAGGGCAGACTGGGAAAGAACATACACTGACGGCCTGAAATATCTTGGCATGAAGTTTGACGAACAAAGATCTGAGCCTTTTGAAGGATCCAGCGGTGTTATACATCCGATTCTTGCTGAAGCTGTTACTCAGTTCCAGGCACAATCATACAAAGAAATGTTGCCAGCCCAGGGCCCAGTTAAAACACAAATTATTGGCCAAAGAACAGCTGAAGTAGAAAACCAGGCTGATAGAGTCAAAGAGTTCATGAATTTTTACATCATGAATATCATGAAAGAATATGATCCCGAATTAGATCAATTACTCTTCTATTTACCTTTAGCTGGTTCAGCTTTTAAAAAGATTTACTATGATTTTGTTTTAGGCCGTGCCGTTGCAAAATTTATACCACCTGAAGATTTAATTGTTCCTTACGAAGCAACAGATTTATTTTCAGCAGAAAGAATTACACATGTCATCAGCATGTCAACCAACGAAGTTAAAAAACAACAACTAAGTGGTTTCTATGCAAACATTGATATACCTGATAGCGGTTATTTAGAACAAACCGATGAGGTGGAAGATGAAATTGACAGCATTCAAGGAGTGCATCCATCTTACACAGAACACAGAAATAGAACGATCTATGAAGTTCATACTGTTTTAGATCTCGAGGGCTATGAAGATATAGGCGAGGATGGCGAGCCCACAGGATTAAAATTACCTTACATCGTAACCATAGATGAGCAATCTGAAAAAGTTTTAGCCATTCGTAGAAACTATAATCCTGATGATGCTCTTAAAAACAAGATTAATTATTTTGTGCAGTATAAGTTTTTACCTGGCTTAGGTTTTTATGGATTGGGCCTTTCACACATGATTGGAGGCCTATCAAAAGCATCAACATCAATATTAAGACAATTAATAGATGCTGGTACTTTAGCTAATTTACCAGCTGGTTTTAAAGCTAGAGGAATGCGAATTAGAGATGAAGCATCACCTTTACAACCTGGAGAATTTAGAGATATAGATACAACAGGTGGATCTTTAAGAGAAAATCTAATTCCATTACCTGTTAAAGAGCCAAGTCAAGTTTTATACAATTTACTTGGATTGCTGGTTGATTCAGGCAAAAGATTTGCTGCAATTGCAGACATGAACATAGGCGATGTAAACCAGGCCATGCCAGTAGGCACAACGGTTGCTCTTTTAGAAAGAGGCACCAAAGTAATGTCAGCAATACACAAAAGACTGCATTACTCACAAAGACTTGAGTTTGGCTTGTTATCAAAAGTGTTCCAGGAGTATTTACCTCCCGAGTATGTTTTTGAAACAGGAAAAGGGCCAACAACAATTAAAGGACAAGACTTTGATGACCGTGTCGATGTAATCCCTGTTTCTGATCCAAACATATTTTCACAATCACAAAGAATATCTATGGCCCAGGAACTATTACAAATGGTTCAATCAAATCCTGATATTCATGGTGCAAATGGTGTGTATGAAGCATACAGAAGAATGTATGCAGCTTTAGGTGTAGATAACATTGAATCTCTATTACAACCACCCATGGATCCAACACCACAACCTGTAGATGCTGGTTTAGAAAACTCAAATCTTATGTTGGGCCAACCTGCAACAGCTTTTGCACAACAAAATCATCAAGCACACATAGATGCTCATAGATCTCTGTTTTTAACAAAAGTTGTCCAGGACAATCCTGCAATTCAATCAATCATCATTGCTCATGTTATGCAGCATTTACAATTTTTAGCAGGCCAAATCGGTCAGCAACAAATACCTGAAGATGTACAAATGAGAATTGCTGAAATACAACAGCAAATGAGCCAGGTTTCACAACAAGAAGCATTACAAATACAACAACAAGTTCAAATGATTGTTGAACAATTTACTTCACCTATTCTTGCTCAGTTAACAGCAGAGTTCTTGCAATCAATTGGCATGGGTGGTGGAGAAGATCCATTGGTTGCTATTCGTGAAAAAGAACTTGAACTAAGAGACAAAGAACTAGATATCGACCAACAACAATTTGAGCAAAAACAAGATCAAAGAATTCAAGAAAAACTTCTTGAAACTGAAAT